ATAGCTACTAAAAGAAGTGCGTCGTTCGGATGGATAGCCTCCAACAATTCGATGAACAGTTGTTCACGACGTAAGGGCTTTAGATTGCGCTGTGTCTCTGTATCACCATCAACAAATAGATACAAACGCCTAAGTTCTGCTTTGAACTGGCCTTGAATATCTGCGGCACTTGCTACAGGCTTATAAGGAGGAGGGCCCTTAGGCAACAACCACTTCACACCAGGATCATATGTATAACCTAGTATCTGCTTTAATTCTGATCCGCTATTTTTATGCAATCGAGCGATGCGATCTTTCTTGGTTTTTCCTTCAGAACACCATTCGAGGATTTCATACCATGTGTCGGTCATTTAAAAGTCACCTATATTTTCAGTTAAGTTGGTTAATCTATTTTTGATAAAGTAATTTAACAGACCCCTTCTGCTGGGCTCATCATAATTATCAAATAGATCAATTATAGAAGCTTGCATATAATCTGGTACGCGATCTAAGTTCACAAGAGTCTCATTGCGGCTGTAATTGCGTAACATATTAGTATCACAGAAATCAGCAGGATCAAGTGCAGACCAGGCATCTACTTTCTTTGCAGATAAAGGCTTCTGTCTTTCTCCGGTGACGAAACAACTATCTTTAGATAGGAAGTTGGGTATACCATCACCTCGATCTCCTCGTAGAATATGCTCACGAAGATAGCGCTCTGGATTACTGATACGTATCCATTTCTTTGTGTTAGGAGCATACTGCTCTACGTTAGCATATTTTTGGAGTTGTGCGAAGTCTTTATCGCTTGATAGGATAAGGATAGGTTCAGCAGTGCTATTCTTGATACCTAGCTGACCATACTTATGGCAGAGTGTAGCGATAACATCATCTGCTTCGGCCCGATCTATCTGTATAACCTTATATGGAAAAGTCTCTCGGATTTCATCACGCACCCTATTAAGCATTTCAAAGATCAAATTCCAGTCTAGAGGTGAAGACTCTCGATCTTTCTTTCGGTGTGCTTTATAGTATGGGAAGATGTCCTTACGCCAATAGTTCTTATCATCACAACAGATGACGAGTTCACCAAAGTCATTGGTAAATTTCTGCCTATTGCTCCGTAAGCAATTAAGAATCATATGCCTGATCAAGTCTTCACTCAACTCAGAATGCTTCAACTGCATCATTAGATTTGCTATACAAATCTGATTAAAATCAACTAATATCATTATCTCATTCCATATTCATTACATTATATAGTCGTTTAGTCTTCGTCGTCGTCTATACCAAACTCAATATCTTCGAAGTTTATAGACTCATCTACGGAATTCTGCAAGGGATGTGGAATACCAACACACCTATATAAACAAGATCGCATACCCTCAAGTGTAAACGCAAAGTCTTTCATAAAATTCACATCGTCAATCTCAAAACCATCCATTGCAACTTTTCGCAATAGTTCTGCGCCATAGAAATCAATCATATCATTGATATATTCACTCTTCCTCTCGACCATCTTTTCGGCCATCTCATCTAGAGATTGAGGCATAGAGTCTTTCTTATATCCTGGGAAAAGTACAACATTAGTCATAGAGATACCTTTGGTGTGAGTTATTATTTAGTACGCTTCTTTATATTCTTTCTCAATACAGCATCAGTTTTTGAAGCTGGCCCACCATCTGTTTTTTTGCGGCGAGTCTTTTTAACAGGTTCTTGTGGTTTTGGCTTATTATAATCCTCTTGTTCATACATACTTTCTTCCCACACACAAGATATGTCTGGATAAAAAGTGCCGACATCACGTTTTGGCATGCCTTTGTTGGGTCCATACCAGTGGTATGCTAAAGCTACACAACGATTTCGCACTTTATTTTCTTGATTTCTGCCATAGAACATGTCTGGCCAATCACCATCACGAAGATACTTTTCCATATTTCGAACATAACCAGATACAGAAGATAATTTAGCTTCAGAACCCTTTTCTTTTCGTCGTACGGCTACCTTAAGTTCTTTCAGTTCTTCCTTGTTTGTTTTGATCCAATCCATAACATTCTTTCTTGATAATGGATAATCATCAGGCATATCATTGACGCTCTTATGCACGTTTGCATATGTGGGCGGGTTAGCTTCTTGCCTCTTCTCTCTAGCTGCTGCTAAACGCTCTACGGCTTTAGCTTTCTGTTCTGCGTTCATAGGCTTACGTTTCTTACGAAGCTTCTTTTTAACTTCAACACCAGGTAACGTTGCTTTCTTAGCCACCGTTATTCTCCCAAGTAAGGGGTTTCAAAATCTCTTTCTCGCCATCTTCGTCTAATGCTGTCTTGATCAGGCCATCCTTCTCTAAAGCTGCTAGAATAAACGTTACCGCATCATGACTCAAGCTGTGTCTACCCCATCTGTAAGCACCCTATAAAGCAGCAAGTGCTAATGCAGTGTGGCTGAATACAGTCAATTCTAATTCCATCTAGCTTTCTTTCTATATCTCTTATCTTATATTTAGAGTAACACATAATCGCCTCAATAGCAATACATAAATATGAATGAAAGGAACGATTATGAAAATTATAATTCAAATTTATATCTCTATTATTATTTTCTTGGCGCCGATATCTACATATGCATCAGAACATAACAATGAGATAGAAATTTTCACTGTACAAAAACCCATAATGTGTGTTGAAAGTGGCAGCCTTCTTATGTCTGACCTTCTTTCAAGATATGGCGAAAATGTTTTTGCTTTAGGTGTAGGCAACATACTTGATATGAGAGGTATGCGTGGTATAGCACAAATTATATACCTGCTTAATACTGAAACAAAATCCTTTACTATTATAGAATTTCATTCTACCGGTAAAGCCTGCATTCTCTCGTCTGGAGAAAATTTTGAACTCGTAGATATGCCGAAGCCAGAAGTACCAGAATCAAAGATTTAGTATACCCTGTAGAAGCCCGGTCCACTGAGCCGCACGAAGATCCCAGTTATAGAAATTATCTATATAAGTCTTCTGAAATTTCAGTTTCCTAAGCGTATTATCACTGAACCTATTTTTGATTGTGTTGTTCAACACGTTAGCAAATACGTTAGCGTGGTATGTAATGTCTTCAGAGTATTGATACATGGCAGCGAAGTTCGCTGTAGTCTCTGGTAGTGCCGCAAAGTTAGGGCACACGACTTCACACTCTGCGCTCATGGCTTCTATAGCAGCGATACAAGAGGTCTCTGGCCAGACGCTAGGGTATGTGAATACATGTGCGTCCTGTAGTGCTGCCCGCACAGTCTCATTCGGCTGATACCCGTGGTATGTCATCTGAGGGTGATCTTTTATAGCCTGGAACAACTCTTTAAACTCTTCATCGCGAGCGGGCCAACCATAAGCTTCAAACGATGAAAACACGTCAAGATGAATATAATCACCATGTTGCTTTGCTAGTTCACGAACAGCAGACACCACGATGTTTAGTCCACGATGTGGTGTAGTATGATAGATCAGTCGAACTTGATCAGTCTTCTTTTCTTTAGCTGGAATTGGTTCGATAGCATTCTGTAGAACAATTGAAGATTGATATGGCACACCATGCGCCATATTATATGTATTCATCTGGTAGTTAGATACGAAAACTAGCCGATCAAATCGTTTGATACGTTCAGCGTCTGATAGATGCTGGCTTTCGGGATCATCCCACGTATCATGCAACCACAAAATCGTAGGCTTCTTAGGATCGATCCATCGAACCCTAGAACATATAATCTGAAACTTATCGAGAAGTTCCTCATCGACGCGACTAAACAATTCTTTGCGCATCATTTCAGTTCCACCATTAGCCTCTTCGTATGTACCCTCTTCATTAGGGCCCAAAGAGAATTCGTCTTCTTGACTACCGACAATTTTTAATGACATTATATATTCCTAATATTGGACGGGTAAATCTTTAGAAGAGGCTGATTGGACACTGTCATAACGAAATGAGCGCCAAGCATCTTTTTGCAAATCCCAAACGACAGCAACATCTATATTCCTAGGTCGCATAGATTCATCTCGGTCATGGTAATCGACATTATCTCCAAAAGCTTTTTCAGGGATTAGAAAGATAGCCTTGGTACATAACATAACTCGATCAGTGCCATCTTTCTTAACAAATTTCACTTCAGCTACACCCTCATTAAGTAGGGTATATATATAATCTCTGTCTAATTCCGCGATGAAGCCGGCTTCATCGTACTTATCAATCATCAGT